GCGCTTTACCGGGAGCGTATTGAGGCCGGCCTCGATATGCCCTCGGATTTCTTTCACACTTTTGTGAAAGATCAAACAAAAATAAGCCGGAAATCATGAAAAAGGAGACGAGAAACATGAATCAAGTAGCAGAAAAAAAGAAGACGGACGTAGCTCTAACGAGCATGTTCGAACAAGATGCTAACACAGCAATAGGAGAAATGGGAGCAGAAGATTATGCATTACCGTTCTTACGTGTGTTAGGACAACTGTCACCCGAGACTAACAAACGGGATGCCAAGTATGTAGAAGGTGCAGAGCCGGGTATGATATTTAATACCGTGACTAAGCAGGCATATGATGGTGAGAAGGGTATCAACATAATTCCATGTTACTACAAACGTGAGTATGTTGAATGGTCGGATAGAGGACAGGGCACAAGTGCTCCTGTTGCGATTCATGCGGCCAATAGTGGTATCATTAAGGAATCTAAGCGTGATGCAAGTTACAAAGATAGACTAGGCAACGGTAACTATCTTGAAAACACAGCGTCATACTTTGTATTGACTGAAGATATGCAAACGGCATTGATTTCTATGAAGTCAACGCAGCTTAAAGTGAGTCGTAGTTGGAATGCTATGATGGCTAGTATCAAACTAGAAGGTAAAAATGGTTTGTTTACACCGGCGGCTTACAGTCACGTGTATAACCTTAAAACAGTAGAGCAATCAAACGACAAGGGAACTTGGTTTGGTTGGAATGTAACTAAGGTTGGACCTGTACAGAACAAAGCTTTGTACGAGTCCGCAAAAAGTTTTGCTGAGAGTGTTTCTACGGGAGACGTCAAGGCAAAGCATGGTAATGACAGTACTAAATCTGAGGAAGACGTACCGTTTTAATCATGATGTAGCCCCTAGTTTACTCCCCCGTACTGGGGGCTACGTTAAGAACTGTATATGATTGATGAGGAAAAGACATGTATAAAATGCGGTAGTGTGTTTAAGATACATCACTACAGTCAAAGACGAAAACAATATTGTTCAGCAAAATGTAGTAAAGGTTATTACAACACAACAAATGAGAAAGTTAGAAAGAAGAAATGAAGTTTAAAGAAATATTTGAAGGCAACAAGAGCGCATATGGTCAGCTAATTTTATCTGGGCAAACTACAGACAAAGGAAAAGCTGTTGGAAAAGCGTTTATAAAACGTGAACCAATACCAGATACTTTTTGGCAAGACCATTTAGACGGCAAAGAACCTGCGCTAGGTGTAATACCTATTAATGAAAACAATGAGTGTCGTTGGGGCTGTATTGATGTAGATGATTACAAAGGTTTAGATCACAAAAAAATAATAGCTTCCATTAAGTCCCATAAATTCCCATTAGTAACTTTTAGATCAAAATCTGGTGGTGCACATTTGTTTTTGTTTTCTACAGAGTACATATCTGCTGGATTGATGCAGTCAAAACTAAAGATGATGTCAGAGGCACTGGGTTTTGGTGGTAGTGAAATATTTCCAAAACAAACTGAAATTTTAGCAGAAAGAGGTGATGTAGGTAATTTTTTAAATTTACCATATCATGGAGGTGCGAGAGGTTTACGTTACACTTTTGACGAACAAGGGAACGCGGCTAGTTTAGAATCATTCTATTCTATATATGACGAATGGGCACAAACTAAAGTACAAATAGAGGTAATTGCTGCTGTAAAGAAAGTTGAAAAGAACGAAGCATTTAAAGACGGACCACCTTGTCTGAACAGATTAGCAGAGGAGGGTTTTGGAGAAGGATCGCGTAATAACGCTTTATTTAACATAGCAGTATATCATAAACAGGCTAACCCAGATAACTGGGAAGACAAGGTAATGGAGGATAACACAAACTGGATGAGTCCTTCCTTAGGATATCAAGAGGTCAAAGCATTACTGACGTCGGTCAACAAAAGAGGCTACGATAAGTATAGATGTAAAGACCAACCTATTTGTGGAGTTTGTGATGCTAAAAAATGTAGAACAAAAAAGTTTGGTGTAGGTTTTGAGGAAGAGCAGATGCCAGAAATAAAAAACTTAACTAAAATAAATTCTGATCCTCCTCAATGGTTTTTAAATGTAGAAGAAGCTAGAATATCCTTAAATAGTCTTCAACTATACAAGCCAGATTTGTTTGCTTTAGCATGTTTAGATCAAGCAAATAAAATTGTGCCTGTGTTTAAAGGTCAAGTATGGAGAACTGAGTATGTCAAACCTTTAATAGATAGCCCAGATATGCAGACTATTGATGCATTGGAATCATTGAGTCCACAAAACCAAATAGAAAATCATTTGTATGAATTTACAAGAAATTTATCTGAGGGTAAAAAATTAGACGACATAGTTAATGGAGTTCCATTTACAGATGAAGAGCAAGGCATAACTTATTTTAGATTAGACGACTTCTATGCTTACTTAAAAAGATGTAATTGGGAACTAGATAAAACAAAAACTGGGAACTTAATAAAAAGATTAACGACAAAACTAGGACACCATGAAAATGTTTTTATAGAAGAAGCTAGAGTCCAAGTTAGAACTAGTAGACCTAGAGTTATAAAGATAAAAGCTTTAGAAAAATTAATACCAAAAGTATCTGAAAATAAATGGGACGACTCACCTTTTTAAAATTATGATACGGTTTGATACGGTTTGATACGTTTTGATATGTTAGGATATGTCAGGATATGTCAGGAAACTTAAGTAAAACAATACTTTAAGGGTTGTAAAAAAAAGAAAATAAGATAACTTAATATAAAAAGGAGAGAAGATGAAAAAAGTTTGGTATGGTCCTCCAGGGACCGGTAAAACACATACGCTACTTAATTTAGTGGAAAAATATTTAGCACAGGGTATTCACCCAAGAGAAATAGCTTACGTTTCTTTTACAAAGAGAGCTGCTATTGAAGCAAAAGAAAGAGCGATTGAAAAATTTAAACAATTTAATGAAAAAGATTTTTTAAATTTTAGCACAATGCATTCACTTGCTTTTAATAACGAAAACTTAAAGCCAATGTTTCAAAATAACACTATGGAAAACTCAAACTACAAAGAGTTAGGCAAAGGTATTTCTTTAAACTTTATAGATGGTAAAGAAGCCGTTTGGGAAAATCCTTTTAACGATGAGGATGGAACTTTAAGTTCTAGCAACAGATACTTACAACAGGTAAACTTAGCGGTGGTGAAAGAAATGTCTGTTAATGATCTTTTTGATTTAGAACGTCCTTACAATTTAAAAAAAGATATTGCAATATTGTTAGAAGAAAAATTAGAAGAGTATAAAAGAGAAAAATATTTATTTGATTTTAATGATTTTCTTTTACAGTTTGTTGCTTTAGAAGAAATGCCTAAGTTTAGAGTATTGATTATTGACGAAGCACAGGACCTTAGTCACATACAATGGAACGTAATAGATAGGCTGTCTGAGGTTGCGGATCATACACACGTTGCGGGTGACGATGATCAAGCTATTTTTACGTGGGCAGGTGCGGCGGTACAAAGATTTAGAGATTTAGAAAGCAGGCCTGGGTGGACTAGTGAGGTTTTGACGCAATCTTATAGAGTGCCTAGTTTAATACATGCACTTGCTGAAAATATTATTGCTAGAGATCCTTTTAGAAAAGAAAAAGTTTATTTGCCTAAACAAAAAATGGACGAAAATGGTGAAATTATTCCAGGCAAGTATGTTCAGGGACAAATAACAAAGGTTAACTCCATCGAGCATATTAGCATGGATTGGTTTAGGGAGGAAATGCAAGAAGGAAAAGATTTTTTAATCTTAGCTACAACCAATAAACTTTTAGGGGAACCAGAAAGTTTTTTAAGAAAAAACGGTATAATGTTTTCTAGTAAACGAGCAAAAGAAATTTCAGCGGATAAATTAAATGCCATACATGATTGGAGAAAGTTGACAAGTGGAGAAAAACTTAGCGGTACTCGCGTAAAAAAGATTTATGCTTTTTTAGGTAAGAACGTAAAACATGGTTATAAAAAAGGTAAAAAAGCTCCGGATGATTTAGAGGAGTATTCTATTCAAGAATGTGTAGATAGTTTTGGTTTGTTAACAACAGATGTGTGGAATAAAGCATTTTTAGCTATGAAAGACTCAGACGTTAGTTATTTTGTAGCGATAGAAGAGTCTGGTAGAAAGCTTACAGATCCCCCACAGGTTCGTGTGTCTACAATTAGTTCTATAAAGGGAGCAGAGGCCAGTTATGTTCTTCTTTACACAGATTTATCTTGGGGTGAAAAAATATCTTATGACAGGGGCAACACAGAAACAGATAGAAAGTATTACGTTGCTGTAACTCGTACAAAAGAGGGACTAATCGTGTTTGCGCCTAGAAAATACGAATGTTCTTATCATTTAGGAATTTAATGAGCGCATATAAAAAACAAGTTGGTGGCAGTCATTATAACCATTATAAGATACAGCCTGCAGAATTCATCAATAAAAACAAATTGTTGTTTGCTGAAGGAAATGCTATAAAGTACATTATGAGACACCCACATAAGGGGAGTGGGAAGCAAGACTTAGAGAAGGCGATACACTATATAGAGATGATAATAGAAAGAGATTATGAATAGGCCTCCCCAATCAAATTTATTTTCAGTTACTACAAATTGGGTTCCACCATTAAGAATGCCTGATCTTTCAGAGCATAAAGAAATAGCAATAGATTTAGAAACAAGAGATCCAAATTTAACAACAATGGGATCTGGTTCTGTACGTGGTGATGGCGAAGTGATTGGTATTGCAGTTGCAGTAGAAGGATGGTCAGGTTATTTTCCGATCAATCACGAAGGTGGTGGGAACATGGACCGCGCATTAGTCCTGGATTGGTTCGAAGAGGTTTTACACACCGACGCTACAAAAATATTTCACAATGCAATGTACGATGTTTGTTGGATTAGAGCCATGCATTTTAAAATAAACGGAAGAATAATAGACACAATGATAGCCGCATCTTTGGTGGACGAAAATAAGTTTTCTTACACCTTAAACTCTGTTGCGAGAGAGTATGTAGGCATAGGTAAAAACGAAAAGATATTACAAGAGGCAGCAAAAGAGTGGGGTGTCAACCCTAAGTCAGAAATGTGGAAACTGCCGGCGCCATTAGTAGGTGAATACGCAGAACAAGACGCAGTTGTAACATTAAAGTTATGGCACGCACTACAACATGAGATATCTAAACAAGATTTATGGGACATTTTTAATCTAGAAACAGAATTGTTTCCATGTCTGGTAGACATGAAATTTAAAGGTGTGCGCGTAGATTTAGAAGGAGCTTTAAGAGCAAAAGAAAAATTTGCTAAAAGTGAAAAAACTATCTTACATAGAATTAAACAAGCATCTGGTCTAGACATAGATATTTGGGCAACGTCTTCTATCGTACAGTTGTTTGACAAAATGGGAATTAAATACGGAACTACGGAAAAGGGAACACCAAGTTTTACAAAAGGATTTTTATACAACCACACAAACCCAATAGTAAACAGTATCTCACAAGCCAGAGAATTTAATAAAGCTCACACGACATTTATAGACACTATAATTAAACACGAACATAACGGAAGAATACACGCCGACATCAATCAGCTGCGATCTGATGCGGGCGGTACGGTTACAGGTCGTTTTAGTTATAGCAACCCGAACCTACAGCAAATACCCGCGTCTAAATTAATAGGGAAAGAGATAAGAGGATTGTTTCTTCCTGAGAAAGACTGCACGTGGGGTTGTTTTGACTACTCACAGCAAGAGCCAAGAATCTTGGTTCATTTTGCAATGCAGGCAAAGATAGACGGGGTAGAACCGATAGCAGCGGGCTATAAAGAGGGCAAAGCCGATTTCCACCAGATGATGGCGGACATGGCAGGCATTGAAAGAAAACAAGCAAAGACAATCAATTTAGGAATCATGTACGGCATGGGTAAAATGAAACTCATGGGCGAACTAGGAACAACCCAGGAAGAGGCCGAGGAAATATACAACACATATAAAACTACTGCACCTTTTGTAAATGATCTTTACCAAATGGCATTGCGCCGAGCAGATATAAAAGGCAAAATTAGAACGGTAGGTGGTCGACTGTGTCGTTTTAATTTGTGGGAGCCGCACGGGTTCGGTATTAAGAAAGCATTACCCCACGCAGACGCGTTAGCGGAACACGGACCGGGGATTAAACGCGCGTTCACGTACAAAGCATTAAACAAACTTATACAAGGATCAGCGGCAGACATGACAAAGAAAGCTATGTTGGCACTTTATAAAGAAGGCATTATTCCTCACATACAAATACATGATGAGTTGGACATATCAGTAGAATCAGAAGAACAGGCTAAAAAAATAATTGAAGTCATGGAAGCTGCGATTACACTAGAAGTACCAAACAAAGTAGATTATGAAAAGGGAGCTAATTGGGGTGACATACACTGAGGACTCACCAGCGGAGATAACGTTGGGTGTTTGTGATAATTGCGATAACTACGTTCCGTTTATCCGTATACCAAAAGGCAATCGACGTGTGTACGAATGTTTAACGTGCCATCACAAATTTGAACAGAAAGTAAATGGTAAAGTTGTGTTTAAAAAACTCGACGAAACATACCGTATGGTTGATGCTTAGCAAACAACAAAAAGGTATCCGTGCCGAGCTGTTAGCGGCCATAGACTTCTTAGGAAAGCCAAATACACATGTATATTATGATTTAGGTGGCAAGGGTCCAGCGGACCTGGTTGTCGTGAACAGTGCGACGGGGACCGTGGATTTATATGATGTCAAGATGAAAAGTTATCGTATGATGAAGGGCAAAATGAGACTGATAAACAGAGTCAAAAACAAATCAGCAAAGAATTTAGATGTTAAGGTTTTATACGTGTAGAATGTCGGATGCCAAAAAACACCCGACATATGAAGGTGAGAAGATAGTTACTAAAATAAATTAAAATAAACTCTTGTCAAATATTATATTTACACTATATAATCCCATAGATTAATACAACAAGGAGAAAGAAACATGCCAGATACAAGCAGTTTTAAATCAGTGTCAGTCTCTGTGACTACACACAACCAACTGAAAACATTAGCAGAAAACCGTTTTGAGGTTCCTGTTAGTATACAGAAAGTCATAGACTTTATGTTAGAGAAAGAAGTAAAAAAGAAAAATGGTAAAACTCGTTGAAACAATATGTCCGCGCTGTAATGGCAACGGCTATATTGTTGTGCAAAACGAGGACATAGATTGTCCTATGTGTGAAGAAGAGTTTATGCATATGGGTGGTAAAGTGACGACTCACAATGGCTTTGTAATGCTGCCAATAGAGCAGACACGCAAGAACGTTGAGGGTGGTCGTGAATCAATAGCAAGATGGTCAGGAGAAACCCTGCCAGAAAAGGGCGAATAATGGACCCGGAACAGGAATATGGATGGTAGGAATGTTAATGCAAAAAAGAATAGCTAATATAGAATGGGTCATGACGCGTTGTAACCCAGAGTTTAAAGAAGTCTGGGCACGCAAACTAGAACAACTTATAAACAGAAGGGTGGAGATGGCTTATGAAAGAATGGTTGAAAGAGCTCGAAGCGTACACTAGTTTTTGCATAATGGGATTTACAATCTTTATTTGTGTAATAGTTATTATTGTAAATTGTAAATATATCATTAAACTAGAAAGCACGATTGAAACAATGTGGCACGAGATAGTACAGGTGAAGGAGACAAATATAGGTCTGTATCAATTTATCGAGGAACACAAAAATGACTTTGATTAAGGAAAACAAAACGGTGAGAAAAGAAATCCCTAACAGGATGATGAGTGCAACTTTCGCTTTACCTATCGATGGTAGACGGGTTGTCGGCATTCTAGATTATACAGCAAACAAAACAGGGCTAACGCCTATGGCTTTTTGGATTAAACTAAAACCAACAGATTCATACTTAGATAGAGAACTACGCGCAAGCGGTAAACTTATATCTAGGTGCCTGCAACACGGTGAAAGTTTAAAAGAACTAGTCGACACACTATCACAGGATAATGTCATTGGTCAGATGGCAAACTATCTGCACAAGAACATGGAAGAAATTATTATGGGCAAGCAGCCGGAGAAAAGACAACGTGAGTTATCTACTGATCCGTATGCTATGAAAGAATGAAACCCAACAAATTTTTTACAGACGCTGATATCGAGTATATCAAGAAACATACTGAACGAGTGTTCAATATTAAAGAAGCACGTGATGATAAGATAAAACAAATGGAACGTAAGAACGAAAAGGAATTAGAAGAATGTCTGACGAAATTGTAGTCGAATGGATACCAGAAGATACGGGAGCACCGTATGAGATGGACATGGATCGTATCATTATAGACACACCAGCACATATCGTTGATAAGTGGTGTAAAGAAAAGTTTGGACACACAAATTGGGCGCGTATGGGGGTAATGTCGCCTGAACAATTATTAGGTAACCCCCACGAATTTGATTTTGATGAGGGGATTATATACTTTAAGAATGCTCTTTTGGTATGAGGCAGGTCTATAAGTATGTTTATCCCAGTTCTACTAGAGCTAGCATTAAAGGTCTTAGACACTATTCTCTTACAGGCGATATTCACGGACAGCGCCTACCATCGGTCACGACGGTTCTTGGCCAAACTCAGTCAAAAGATAAAGAAAGCTCTCTTCAACGATGGAGAGACAAAGTAGGCGTTGAGGAAGCCCGGCGCATTACACAAGAAGCCGCGGCCCGCGGTACGGCGATGCATTTGTACCTGGAGAAGTATTGTCTAGGTGAAGGGTATCTTGATCTAACGGACGTTGGTAATGTTGCCAAGCATATGGCAGAAAAGATCGTGGACCGGGGAATTGATAACAGACTTACAGAGATATACGGGAACGAGGCTACGCTTTATTATCCAGGATTATACGCAGGGTCAGTCGATTTAGTTGGACAACATGATGGAACTATGGCTATCATTGACTTCAAGCAGACTAATAAACCGAAACAAAGAGAATGGATCGGGGATTATTTTCTGCAAATGGCGGCGTATGGCATGGCTCATGATGCAGTTTACGGTACAACTATTGAGAAAGGGGTGATTTTGATGTGCTCAAAGGACCTTTACTATCAGGAGTTTACGATAGAGGGCGAGGAGTACAGACAGGCAAAACATGACTTCCTACGTCGCCTCGACCAATTTTACAAGGAAAACGGATAATGTATTTTGTTATTACAATATATTTACTAGTAGCGGGGACCGACGAAGCTATTATGAGAGAATACTCAGCTAAATCTTTTGAGGACTCTTGGGCTTGTCATGCGTTTATACATAGAAATAAAATGGAACTACTAACACCACACATAATTAAACATGGTGACAATTTAAAAAGTTGGGAGTTATTTTGTGAGTCTAGATATCTAAAAGACTTGGAAGGAGTGTGACATTTATGCAACACTTATTTTCCACACTATATAGTGTAAATATATTTTTTGTTGCAAAAGTTTTAAACTTTTTACAAACACGTGGTCAGCGTGGTCAGAAGGTTTTTACTAAACTAATTCAAGCAGTTGTTCTGACCAACTTGTGTGTCACTACGTGGTCAGCGTGGTCAGCATTGTTTTTAAACAGTTTTTTAACTTGTATAGCCAGCGCGTGCGTGAGAGGGGTTAAATTATTTGTAATAAAATATGAAACTACACTATATAGGAGAATTAAATGATTAGAAAAAAACAAATACTAACAGAAGCACATGAAGTACCAGCTAATGGTAGACCTACAGAAGTTAAGGTCGGTTATAGAACCATAAAGATCAAATACGTAAACCCTAGTTTTGTATTGGACGACATGACAGACAGCTATGGTGAGTACCGGGCCAGAGAAGGTGTTATTTATATACAAGACAAATTGTGTGGACAAGAGCGCTGCAATACTACATGGCATGAAATACTACATGCGGTAGTGTATGTATCTAGTCTTAACCAAGCAAACGGCCCACTAAAAGAAGACGATGCTGAAGAACTAGCGGTAAACACAATATCTAATTTTATGATGGGCGTATATAGGGACAACCCTTGGTTGCTTGATATGCTTAAAAAACATTTAAATGAAATCGATAACTGAAGACATACTTGATTGGTCTAAAAATTATATAGAACAGCCAAGCGAAGCCCTGGGTAACGTTCCTGTGTGCCCATATGCAAAAAAAGCTAGAGAAACTAAAGCATTAAAGGTATTAGAAGTAACAGATCATACTGAATTTATAGATAGTATTGTACATGGAACTAAGCTTATCCAGGACCCAGATACAGATATAGTTATTGTAGGTTGTAGTGACATAGAAACTACAATTGAAGAATTGAGTGCTATCATACACGCTTACAATGTAGTGTTTGTACCTCAGGATATATACCTGATGGCTTCTCACCCATATGACGACGAAGAGGATGAGCCTGTAGAATTTTTAGACACTGGTGATTGGGAACCATCTAATGAGTTTATAATGGTCCTGATACAAAATTTCGACAAGTTAGAAAAGGCTAGTGACATGATGAATAAAAAAGGATATTATTCAGCGTGGCCACGTGACTATTATGAGGGCACAGTTTTAAAACGACAATCTTATAGGAGATACAGACTATGATGGGCATGAAAAAAAGAATGAAAAAGGGCGGCAGTGCACTCAAAGGTGGACAATCTAAACTTGATAAAAACAAAGACGGTAAAATTGATGGCAAAGATTTTGCTATGATGAAAAAGAAAAAGAAAAAAAGAGTTAAAGCTATGGGCGGCGGTTCTATGAAAAAAAGAGTTAAAGCTATGGGCGGCGGCATGATGAAAAAAAGAATGAAGCGTGGAGGCAAAGTATAATAATGGCTAAAGATACCCACGTAACAAAAGATGGTAGAACTGTAAAAAAAGGTTTGTACTATTATATGAACAGAGCAAAAAAGGCCGGCAAGAGTAAGCCAGGTAAAGGCACTGTTACTGACAAAGCTTTAAAAGCATCTGCTAAAACTGCAAAGAAACCAGTTAAGAAGAAAAAGAAAAAGAGTAGCTAATGGCTACCAGCAGGGGGAATATACCTAAGACCACTACTGGTAAGGGAGCGAACTATCGCAAAACTAAATCAGGTGCAGGTATGACAGCTAAAGGTGTTGCAGCCTATAGACGTGCAAACCCTGGAAGTAAATTAAAAACAGCAGTTACCGGCAAAGTTAAAAAAGGTAGCAAAGCTGCAAAGAGACGTAAGTCTTATTGTGCACGATCAGCAGGTCAGTTAAAAAGATCATCAGAAAAAACTAAAAACGATCCTAACTCTAGAATTAGACAGGCGCGTAGAAGATGGAAGTGTTAAATGAAAAGATTAGATGTCGATGAAAACACCGCAATTTCAATGCCGGCACGCAACTTACTTTTTATTATTAGCAGTCTTCTTGTGGGTGCTTGGTTCGGGTTTGGAGTCATTGAGCGGCTTAATTCTATAGAGTCAGATCTTTTGCTTATGCAAAAAGATATTGAAGCTGCAAATGCTTTTGTTGATTCAGTTCCCAAAGGCGGCATGGTCAGTCCACAGGTACAAGAGCTCTACATGTTGGTCGAGTACCTAGGTGAGAATGTTGACAAACTTAAAGAACAAATGGAATCAGAGATTCCAATGATATTAAAAAACGATATGGTCATACAGTTTCATGAAGATCGTATTATAGATTTAGAGGCTAAACAAAATGGAAACCATTAAAATTGTATTTGCAATACTCATGATACAAAATGGTGCTACAGTAGAAATGGTGCCTACGGATGGGCTTAGTGATTGTTTGAAACAAAAGCGTTTAATTACCAGAAATATCGGAGAAGACCAAGAAGGTATATACATGAGCTGCAAAGAAGTAGAGGCTGTAGTTTTTGAAGACATGGGGAGACTAAAAATTGCCAAAATACTTACAGAAAATCCGGAATAGATATATTACCGTAGACAATGCAGTTGATACAGGAGTTGATGTAGCACTTGTTTTGTTTAACGTTACACCTAGTCCAATATTAATTGTGATGCGTGTAATAAGGTGGTTTCTAAATGAGTTTGTAATTAATCATATTAAAAGATTTATCAAATATATAATAAAACGTTCTATAAAGACTTGCTAACAAAAGCTAAATTTAGTATACATTAGCAATGGGATTACCCAAGAAACTATCAGAGCAACAAAAGAAGTTTGCAGAGTTATTGGTATACAATGAGGGACGTAAAACACCTACAGAATGTGCTAAAGAAGCTGGTTATGCTGAAGGATCGTGTCATGTCACGGCTTCACGATTACGTGACCCAAACTTTAGTCCACTCGTCGTCAAATACATTGGCGAACTCAGATCAGAAATACAGAAGAAGTATGAGGTTAGCTTTGAGAGGCACATCACAGAACTCGGTCGTATACGCCAAGAAGCTTTGGCAAAGGGAGCTTTCTCGGCAGCTACAAATGCGGAGGTTGCGCGAGGCAAAGCAGCAGGACTATACATCGAACAGAAAATAATTAGAACAGGTAAGCTAGAAGATATGTCTATCGAAGACTTGGAAGCTAAAATGAAAAAGATATACCAAGAGAATGAAGTATTGATAAAAGGAGATTACACACTCGTCGATGAGAAAAGCTAAATCATATCAAGAGCACACTCCTGGTCCAAAGAAACGGACATCAATAGGACACAGTGTACGTTCACGTCCTAAAAATAAACACAAACGCAGGGGGCATAAAAAATACAGGGGACAAGGAAAAAGAAGATAATATGAAAGAAAAGAAACCAACACCTTTACAAAGATTAGATTTGTATGGTCCACAAGAAAGTCAGTTAAAAACAGGTTATTTAAACTACACTACTAAAACACTAGTACAGGTATTAGAAAAGTTTTGTGAAAGTCCTGTGGGTGCTGAAGCTAGAGTTATGATGGTCTTACCAGAGGGCAGAAACCCATTAAAAAAAGAATTTAATATTAGAGAAGTTAAGCTGGTTGAGAACAAAATAGTTGGTGCAACTGAGAAGTATAGACTGGTAATTATAGTCGAATAATTTAGCATGAAAAATGAGTCTAGACTCTGGCAAAAAGTTAAGAAACACACACCCAACATTACATGGACAAGAGTCGAGTCTTGGGCCACTTTTGGTTTTCCTGATCTTGTGGGTTATACTGAAAAACGTGGTTTTTTTACTGTCGAATTAAAGCTAACAAAAGCTAAAAAATTATCCTTCTCACCACACCAAATTGCCTTCCATATCAAGCACCCTACAAACACGTATATCTTAGCAGCGACCCACGATCAACGTACCCCGATACTTTATCCAGGGGCCGCGATCCAGGAGCTTGCTGCTTGTGGCTTGTCGCTTGAAGCTTGCCGCTTGCCGCTTGAAGCTTGGTCAGGGCTTGAGGCTTGCTTGCTGCTTGACGCTTGAAGCTTGTTGCTTGTCGCTTGAAGCTTGCTGCTTTTTTCTGTAGTTCGCGCGCATCTGTGCACGCCTGAGGTCCGCCTGGATCCTGTTCTTAATTGGGTACGCTCGTGGCGTACCCAGCGGGAAGGTCCGGCCTCGCACTAGTGCTTACCGTATGCAATGTTAGGTATCGACTGGTCCCAGCAGGCGCGGCAATCGTTGCACGCGTTCCCCTGATCAGGGGCCGGGCACGTGCGGCCACTGGATACAACGGTACTTGTCAGGGCCCAGCTCTTAGGCGCGCTGCCGTCTACCATTGTTGCGCTTAATCTAATCGTCAGATTGCCCGGCACCTCAACCGGGTCAATCTTAGAAAGGATCCCAGATTCCCGTGTGGGTATCCAGTGCGCGATGTCAGGCGTAAGCCTGCATACATCGAATATTTTTCGTAAGTGTTCTATTGTTTGAATGTCGCCTGAGTCATGCCATCTAAAATATTTAGACTTGCGGGCGTTAATGTCCGCTGCCATAGTCTCCACCCATCGCGGGTCCTGGATGCTTGCCAGCCGGCGGTGCATTGCTTCTTTAACATTTGGAAATCTATAACGGCCCTTCAGGGCATAGCAGCCATGACACACTGAGCCCGGTATCTTAACCAGTTTAGAACCAACCTTGCATTCTGTCGCTGGTAAGTTGTAAGCATAGCCAGGCATCTTAGAGGGCTTTGACAGCCCTCCAGTGATTATCTTTCTATTGCCCGCGTTCATACTTTACCATCTCCCCGTTAACTCTTACATAAACACAGTGCGGGCCTGAGTCTTCACGCTCTCGCAGTAGTTTTTTAAATGCACGTCTCACGTGCTCGTCGCACATATCAGACACAGGTATGCGCCCGCGGCTGGTGCTCTCGTAGTATATTTCATCCATATATTATCCTTTCTATTATTAATATCACGTTATCCCATACTATTTAAATAAAGTCAATGTTTTTTCTTTGCTTGTTGCTTGTTGCTTGTTGCTTGTTGCTTGCCGCTTGATGCTTGTAGCTTCGCGCTGCTTGCGCCTTTGCACCCAGTAATCGTTAACAGTGCCGACGATCCGCGGCGCACGTGCCGCGAGCTCTTCAGCTCGCAGCATCTTGCTTTTATACGTTGATCTATTCGACATGCGCTGGACCTGCTGGTCCTACTAGTGGTTGCCCCTGGAAGTCCGGGGCCCAGTTAGCATCCAGCTGTATGCGCGGCGGGAAGACAACGGCCACGTCGCCCACTACTCTAGGATCAGGCATTTGAGCGCCGTATTTATTCTTGTACAAGAACCAGCGCAGGTGGCTGGCGCGGTGATTGACTTTGGGATCTGCCTTCATTAGGCCCTCTTCATCGCAATACAATTGCACGTTCACACCCTGGCCGTCGGACTGGTGCCAACGTCCTTCAGCTATTTCTATCATTGATGCATTGATCAATGGATAGATCTTATCGAACCCTGGTCCGCCGTTCCCTTTAATGTGATGGATCTCAGCTGGACTGTCATCCGCTTTTAGTATCATTACGCTATAAGTTTTCATAAGTATCCTTTCTGTTATTAATAACACAATGTCCCATATTCATGACACATTGTCAAATAAAAAATGCGCTTGTTGCTTGCGGCTTGTTGCTTGCGCACGTTTCAGGTGAGGGGAAACGTGCAAAAACCTAAAGTTCCTTTTTTTTACAAGGTTGGAGCTTCGAACTACCTTGTGCCCTGGCCTAGGGAATCGCACCCGTCTGTTTATGTCTTTGACACCAGGGCTGGACCGTGGTCCGGAGACAAGATAGTTGGCGCGCGCCAAAAAGACTACCTTCTATCTTGTCACCGCACAGCGGTTTATACTTGGGCTTACAGATATATCTACCATGCCAAGTATTAGAAGTATTAATTTACCAGAGCAAATCCTTGCGTTGGCACAACAACTTCAACTTCTTTTGGTTGCTGTTCTCTTGCAGTCTGTCTAACTGCAAGTGAATGTTTTAGTCTCTCTTTTGTATCTTCTGATACAATAGACAACTCTCTTGATAGATCACTTGTTTCAAATGAAACACACTCTTCTACATCTTGCCAATATTCTTTGACATCAGATAAGAATTTAGCTTGGTCAATAATACTGTTCATATCTTTGACTAGCTCGTATTTCATATACCACAACTCTCTATGTGCATTGGTCAAACCACTTTGAGCCTTTGCATACATTTTAAGTTGCTCCCAATGGTGTTCTTCACACATCATGGTACGAGAATGACAACCACCTGTATTGGGTACGATACGACTGAAGTGAGATATGTCATCATGGTAATCTCTACCGCCTCTATGATAACCATCTTTATTCCATAAGCCACGATCTAAACTAGCAGATACTTTTGCTAAATCTTCTTCCATAGCTTTTGTCTTTTCGTGATAGTGAGGGTTGCGATCTCTATTAGTTTCATCATACTCAACTTCTAGTGTTGCTTGGTGTCCTTTATCTTGCAACTCGAAGTGATATAATGCTCTCATCTCATGGTCAGAAATAGTCCACTTGTATTGAGCCTCGCTACTATCTGTGTGCTTTGGCTTAAAATAAAAGCATTGATCTATTTCTGTGAATGACCTGTAATGATTGCTACCTCTATCGTACTTGGCTAATATATTCATATCATCTATTGGAAACTTACTATCCAATATAGGTGTGATTACATTATCCCATGTTTGTTGTTTTGTTGTTCTGTAATTATCAATGGCAAGTCTTAGATTGTCCTCAACTTC